TCAAGGAAGCAGTAGCAAGGGACTACGATGCGGTGTTAGTAGTTGAGGCTTTGGACATCTCAGTTGAGGACTTGCTAGAGGCTTTTGAAGATAGATTAATTAGGAACAGAGACTTATTTACGGAGGATGATTATGAGCATTGATGATGCAAGTCCCGCAGACTGGGACAGACTTAGAGATAAACACCCTGCTTTGGTTAAGAAGTACGAAGACTTTGTGACCAAGAATGAAGATGTAGTCAACAGCCCTAGTCACTACAACTATGGTAAGGTTGAATGTATTGAAGCTATAGAAGAGTCTATGACACCAGACGCATTCAAGGGTTATCTCAAGGGCAACACCATGAAGTACCTATGGCGTTATGAACGCAAAGGTAAGGGACTAGAGGACTTAAAGAAAGCACAGTGGTACTTGAACAGGCTGATAGAGGAGGTAGAGTAATGCAAGGACAGACACACGGAGGCAAGGGGTCAGGACAACGACCCACTGACTCCAAGAAGTATGCAGATAATTACGATGCCATATTCGGTAAAGACAAACAGAAACCTAAAGACAAAGAAAAGGAAGAGGATAGGAAATAATGCCTACAGATTGGAGTTTTTTAGATGAATACGGGGAGTTAATAACAGGCTGTGAGGTTTGTCACGGCTCAAGGCTAGAAGGTTTCGACCCTTATAGTGAAACAGAACACACAGACACAACACCTTGCTCTGCGTGCCTAGAAACAGGAGAAGAATAGAAATGAATCAGTATCAAGAGTTTATACATAAGTCCCGCTATGCACGTTGGCTACCTGAAGAAGGCAGACGAGAGCGATGGGATGAGACAGTCAATAGATATGTAGACTTCTGGAAGGGACGAGGTCAGATAAACGAGAAGACAGCACTACAGTTGTTCAACGCTATTCATAACCTAGAAGTAATGCCCAGTATGCGCTGTATGATGACAGCAGGTGAGGCATTGGACAAGGACAACGTAGCAGGGTTTAACTGCAGTTATCTACACATTGACTCACCACGTAGCTTTGATGAACTTATGTACGTCCTTATGTGTGGTACTGGAGTAGGCTTTAGTGTTGAGCGTAACTTCATTACCAAGCTACCTGTCATTGCTGAGTCATTCCATGAGACTGACAGTACCATTGTAGTAGCCGACAGTAAGATTGGATGGGCTAGTGCATTCCGTGAGTTGATTGCTATGCTGTACGCAGGTAAGATACCTAAGTGGGATATGCACAAAGTACGTCCATCAGGTGCTAGACTTAAGACATTCGGTGGTCGTGCTAGTGGCGCAGAGCCTCTTGAGGATTTGTTTAACTTCTGTGTGGGTATATTCCAGAAGGCATCAGGACGTAAGCTAACGAGCATTGAGTGTCACGATGTTGTATGTAAGATTGCAGACATTGTAGTTGTCGGTGGTGTACGTAGGTCAGCATTGATTAGTTTGTCAAACCTATCAGACCCACGTATGGCTAAGGCTAAGTCTGGTCAGTGGTGGATGGATGAAGGTCAACGTAGACTAGCTAACAACAGCGTAGCGTACACAGAGAAGCCAGACTTTGAGTCATTCCTTACTGAGATGCACACCATGTACGACAGTAAGGCAGGAGAGCGTGGTATCTTTAGTCGTGTGGCGGCACAGAAGATAGCCGCTAAGAACGGACGGAGAGACCCTGAGCAGGACTTTGGAACTAACCCTTGCTCTGAGATTATCCTACGCAGTAATCAGTTCTGTAACCTATCTGAGGTCGTTATACGAGCAGACGATGACCTTGTTAGTCTTAAAAAGAAAGTTGAAGTAGCTTCCATTATCGGAACCCTACAGGCTACCTTGACTGACTTCCGCTACCTACGCAACGTATGGAAAAAGAATACAGAAGAAGAAGCACTATTAGGTGTCAGTTTAACGGGTATATGTGACCACGAATTACTGGGTAAAGATTCACCAGACCTAGATAAGTGGTTAGAGGAGATGAAGGATGTTGCAGTTAAAACTAATAAAGAATGGGCTGACAAACTTGGCATTAATCAGTCTGCGGCTATTACTTGTGTTAAGCCAAGCGGTACTGTGTCTCAGCTTGTTGATTCTGCTAGCGGCATACATCCCCGTTTTTCTAAACATTACATTCGTAGAGTACGTTCAGACAAGAAAGACCCGCTTGCTCAGTACATGACAGCCGCAGGTTTCCCTGTGGAAGATGACGTAATGAGTAAGTCTTCTCTGGTCTTTGGCTTTCCAATCAAGTCACCTGAGAGCAGTACCACAGTAAAGCAGGTAGGTGCTATGGAACAGCTAAGAGTCTGGAAGAAGTATCAAGACCACTGGTGCGAACATAAGCCAAGTATCACTGTTTATTATACAGATAGTGAGTTCCTGCAAATAGCACAGTGGATATGGGATAACTTTGATTCGGTCAGTGGTATTAGTTTGTTGCCAGTTAGTGACCATGTGTATCAGCAAGCCCCGTATGAGGACATAACCGCTGAGAAGTATGAGGAGTTACTAGCGGCTATGCCAGTTGATATTAAATGGGAAGACCTAGAACACTTTGAGAAGGAGGACAACACTACAGGTTCTCAGGAACTAGCGTGTGTCGGAGGAGCGTGTGAAATAGCATAGGTAAAACTTAGGGGGCGCAATGCCCCCTTTTGTTTATTCTTCTTCTTCCTCATCAACCTCTAATTCACCTATCAGCCTCATTGTTTTAGCTAAAGCTAGTTTGTAGCTTGGTTTAGATGGGTCATATTTGTTAAGAGCGACAAGACTATTTACTACGCTTTTACTTGTCATAGCTTTTGCCATAACTCTCGGTGCAACCAAGAGACTAAGTAAAGCACCTGTAGCATCATCAGTAGCACCATAACCTGCACCTGCCGTACCTAGAAGTAACAGACTTTGTTGATAACCTACGGTGTTTCTTTTCGCTTCTTTATTCGCTAATTGCTCTACTAGCTTAGTACCTCTTTTGACTCTACTATATTCTTCTGGAGAAAGAACAGCCTTGAGCATTCTATTTAACTCTCTAGTATCAGCAGATATAGCAGTCTTACCTATTTCATTAACCCTTTGAGGTAGTATTTCATTCAACACAGCACCTTGTGTTTTTTTCCAAAGACCTGCGCTATCCTTAGCACCTCTTTTCTCCGCCAATGACAAAGCCTTTCTAAGACGTATAATATCTTCTGGTGTGCTTTTAGATAGCATCTTAGCCACAACACTCGGGCTGTCTGAATTTAATATCTTAACAATAAAATCTTGATTGAAACGAGAAGCTCCTAATTTACTAAATGTTCTAGCGCGTTTATATACTTTAGATAAATTATTTGGTAAACCTTCCGCGGCACTATCAAACTGTTTATGTAGGTCAGTTATGAAAGAGTTTATACGCTTAGAGGATACACCTTTAAAATCTTTATCTCTTTGTAATCTTTTTAGTTCTGAAATTAAAGTATGTGTTTCACTAAAACTTAAATTGTTATTTCCTTTTGAAATGTCAGATAAAACTTTATAGCCCTGACCAGTAGGGTCTACACTTCCTATATTTTTTAACTCATTTAAAATAGCTTTTGCCTTCCCTCGTACAGGGGACACATCCACAGGAGGTTTAAACGTAGATACTTCTTCCTTTACAAAACCGCCCATACGACCAACAGTAGGTGTTTTTACAATCTCAGGTCCACCCGCTCTTAATATAACAGCATCGTCTAGCTTACCGAATAAAACATTAGCGGCTTCCTGATGCAAGTCCTTACCGTCTTTGATAGCTAATTTTAACATCCGAGAAACACCGCCACGCTCTAAACCAGACCGCGTAACGTCCGCAAAATCAGAAACTAAGTCATCATAAAATTTAATAACAACATCACTTTGGTCTGACGCTAGTTTTTCAAAACCACCACCAGAAAGTGTAGAACCTCTTAGCAACTCTCCCATGAAATTAATAACTTTGTTGTCAACAGCTTGGTCAAGAGATAGTGTCGTCCCTTGTTTGTTCAACATTTCTTGTAGTTCTTTTGTTCCGTCTTTTGGTCTAAACTTCATCATATTCCAAAGTTTACCACCAGTCTTGAACAGGGCGTTACCCGCTACGTCCCACATTGCTTCATCACCACCCGCACTTAATGCGGCTTTCAGTGACGTATCAAACTCAGTATCATTAACAGCATTGCTGTATAGAGCCTCAGCCTGTCTTCCAGTTGAACCCCCTGCTCCTGCCAATAAAGCTGACTCAACACCAAACCCTAAGAATCGACCAACCTTACCTGCAATCTCTGCACCCTGCGGGGTTCTAGTAACTCCTGCGCCTACTACACGACCTACTGTTTCCCCTACCTGTGCGCCCTTACCCGTTGTCAGTAAAGGAACTAAAGAACCTCCTACTATTTTACCTACCTCTGACTCCATCTCAGTAACAGGACGTATAGAATCTTGAGGTCTGTCTTTACCTAAAAGTTCAGCCGCTCTTTGTCTGGCTTGTTCATCGGGAGCAAGTAGATTATCTAACGCAACAAGTTGCTCTGGACTATACTGTTCAACTAGCTTGTCTTTACCGAGAGCATTGACTGCGTTTCTTAAATCTTCTACATTTATGTCTGTCATTAGTCAATCCCCAATGCTGTATTAATAATACTAGTAGGTGTTACGCTTTGCTCTTCCTCGCCCACAAGGTTTAGTTTATCCGTAGACCAAGCAGGCACGTTTGTATAGGAATCCCAAGACATTAGATTTTTCTCAAGAAGCATCTGATTTCTTTCAATAGAGGCTCGTTCTCTTCTTATAATCTCTGCAATACGGGCTTTAGCTTCATTAGGTTTACTTTCTCCGCTTAAAAGCCCTTTTCTCAACTCTGCAAGTTCTTTTATTGACGCTTGCGCCCCTGTAATATCGTGTCTTCTTTTGTTAAAGTACTGCTGTAGTTTGTCAAAAATTATAGTAGACTCGCCACCGAAGTCCTCTAGGCTTTCAGCTTTTTCCCCTATAGCTTTTAAAACCTTGCTTTTACTTTCTGCAAGTTCTCCTACTTGAAGCGCGCTAGATATACCACCTGCCCATCTTTTTGCCTTTCCTAAATAAGTTAAAGTATTTTCTAACTCTTCCGTTCCTATCTTTTCAACCTCATCTAGCAGTGCAACAGAACTGTTTATATCTTCTATTATTTCATTTCTATGTGTGTCGCTAAGAGGTGCGCCTAGCGTACCGTCTGATTTTCTTTCAAAATTAACGTCAGCGGCTGTTCTACCTACAACAGAAAGCTGTGCGTTTTCAGGTAGTTTTATTGGATTACCTGAAGCATCATATGTTTTCCCGTCACCAGAAAACATAACCAAAGTTGTTTGTACCTTACCGTCAGAATCTATGTAATCAACATTCTGTCTAGATGATATGCTTATAGAATCGTCAGGTATTAGGCTAGGAATATCTTGGGGCTTTACTTGACCAGTCATAATAACAGGTCTAAGTTTAGTTGCCTCTTCTTCGCCATAAGTGTCTACAACCCAATTATAAGTTGCGTCTCTATCTGCGTTAGTATCTGAAGTTAATTCTTTAATGGTGGACAGAGGGACACCCTGAGCCGCAAAGTCAGCCGCCCATTCAGTATCAGGATATAACCTTTCGACAACCTTTTTATTCAACTCTAACTTTTGAGTTTGTTGTTGTGTTGCTATGTTGTCTTTTAAACGAGATGCTAACTGTGCCGCTAGTCCTGCTTGACCTGACATCTGAAGCATGGCTACTAGTTTCTTTTGTTCATCAATAGTTTTCGTATCAAAGCCTTGAACGTCCTGACTCATCTTCTGTTGTATTTGTTGTTGAGGAGTAGCCCCACCGCCCATCAAACCACGTAATCCACCACTCATACGCTGTGCCGCCTGTGCGCCCATTTGCATTCTTTGTTGCTCAGGAGTCAACTGTGCTAGTGGGCTAAGACCGCCACTAGGAATGCCTGTAAGTAATCCTGCTATATCTCTGTTAGCCATTCTCATTGTCTCCTATTTGTTCAGTACGTCAAACATATCCATTAGGTCTTCTTCGGTTTCATCTATTTCTTTTTGTTGGTCAGTTCTGTTATCAAACAAACCACCAAATAAACCGCCCAGACTATCTAATAAAGAACTACCACCACTAGTGTCTACATCATAAATCTGACCTAAGATTTGCTCTTGCATTGTAGGTTGTCTACCAAACAAAGAATCAGATAATGACTGCATTTGTTGTAACTGTAAACGGTTAGCTAAGTCTTCACCACCTATCAAGGCTTCAACACCTGACTGACCTAACTGACCAAACAGTTGTGCGCCAGTACGTCTACCAATGTCAGCTAGTCCTGCTACGTTTGTACCCGCACCTAACGCACTCAGGGCTTGCTGTTGTGGCATATAACCTAGACCCATCAAACCACTAGCTGAAGACAACGCTTGCGCTTGTTCTACCATAGATTGTGTCCTAGCACCTAAGTTTGCTCTAGCCATAGCCTCTTGTCTAGCAGTCTCTTGTGCTAACAACTCTGGTGAAGAACCACCGTATGCCGCTGACTGTAAACCCATACGCCCTTGAGACAACATACGCTCTTCTAAGGCTAAACGCTGACGTTCTTCCTCAGGGCGTTGTACGGCTCTCATTTGCTCATACAGGTCAGCTTGTGCTGTACTAGGGTCTACCCCTACCTGACCAAACAAACCTTGTGCCTGACCCATTAGTTGCGTCTGTAGAGCCTGTTGCTCAGGAGACAAGCCAATGTCTATACCACCAGTAGGTGTCGTAGTTGTTTGCCCTAAGCCTGTAGTAACAGTAAAGGGTTGGAACGTAGCTTTACCTGCGACATCTTCAGCAAGAGTCATAGATTCTGTGTAACCACGTTGTCCTATGTCTCTAGCACCTTGAATGCCTTCTTGCCCTATGTAGTATCCTGCACCTGCTTGTAGGAAATCTTCAAACGCACCCATTAGAACGTACCTCCGTCAATAGTGAAAGTACCCGCTAAAGTACCTGCTAGTGTTGTTGTGCCTGAGACTGTTAAATTACCCGATGCTGTAGCATTTACAAAGCTAGTACTCCCTAAAAAACTAGGGGAAGCTAAATCAGCTTTAGTTTCTATTGCCGCGCGTATTGCTAAAAACTCTGTGTCAAAATCAACACCCTTAATAAGTTTATTAGGGTTTCCTGACGCAAGACCGTCTTTAACACTAAAGTCCGTTGTTATAACATAATTACTCATTTATAAGGTTCTCCCTAATAATACTTTTAAATCAATTCGTTGTATGGAATAAGGACTTCCATCTATAGTTGCATTCAATCCCATTGTTAAAACTCTACCGTTACCTGTACCATTGGCGTGTGGTGTCTGTATGTACACACCAGAAGCATATTCCGTCCCCACGTATCCTGTTTGTCCTACTGCCGCGGTAAACTCTCCTATATTAAACTCGCCTTCATTAGGCTCTAATGCAGGAGGAGTAATAGTAAAGTTACCTTCTGTATTAGGGTCATAGTCATAGTACCATCTTAATATAGAGTCTTCACCTAAGTTACCCGCTACTGATACTTCCAGTTGTTTTAAAAACTTAATGTTTGCAGGTTTACCAAAGTCCATTGAATTACTTTCGTATTTCATTGTGTACGTTCCACGTTCAAGGGCGGCAGGGTTGCCCGCAGTACCACCGCTTGCTCTTGAAGCGTCATTGTATCCTGTATATTTGTAAACACCGAATAATTTACCAAACAAGATGTCACCGTTACGTTTACGTAGCAAACACTTAGCGTTTATATCGGACCAAGTAGTTACTCTAGCTGAACCATCAGGTAGGAAACTTCTCATGTCAAAACAATAAGCTAAGTTTTCGTCAGGTAACGACAACACATAAAAGGCTTCTTCAGGACTATACACAGACTTAATAGGACCTGAGTGTCTTCCTACCTCAAGTATTAACTCATCTCTAATGTTTTTACTGATGTCTCGCATAGGTGCAGACTTTTCTTGTATAACACGCCCTAGCGTTCTTACACCGTCTTTAGACAAGAATATAATGTCACTACCTGTATTTTGTACAGAGTCTCTTGCAATACAACCTACACCCTCAATAACATCTTGTAAAACCATAGAAGCAGGGCTTTCAGCACCAGAGTAAATTAAGATACAATCTTTACAGAATATAATTAAAAACCCGTTGTGTGCCGCTAGTGCAGTTACTTCGTCAAAGCCACTAGGAAATACTGTACGCAAGTCTAAAGAACCTGATGCTCCACCATGCCATACACTGCCCAGTAATGTATCAGACCAATATACTGTGTGTTTATTTTCAGCAACATCAGCCGCCCATAGTTTACCGTATGCGGCTATAACTTCATTAGCTTGAGGTACGTGGTTATCACTTATTACGCTTAAATCACCACCACCTATAGACGATAAAGGTTCATGTCCACGTTGAAAAAAGTATGCTTTATTAGCAAGACTAGCCATTTTCCAGTTGTTAGCTGTTGGACTGTAATCCGCAGGTCTTACATTAACAGGGTTTTCAGGGTTTTTGTAAATATATCTATGACTTGGACCACTACCGCTTGCTTGTCCTGCCGCAAAGTAAACAGTAGATACTCCTAAATTATCCACAAACTCATCTATAAACTCGACAGGATTATTATACAAGTAAGCTGTTTTTACTATTTCTTCATTATAACTTTCAGTTAATAAAACACTTCCCTTACGAGAACCAATACGACCAAACTTGTCAATTACACAGTTGTTAGCCGTAGCCGCAAAAGAAGTATCAATAGCCGTAGGCGAATCCTGATTGTTAATACCAGAAAACGCAGGTGCTACAATAGATACTGCTTGTAGTTGTTGAGCCATTAGCAAGCCGTCCATACAGTTTCAGAAGGGAATCGTGCCGCATCCATAGCTATAGCATCAGCTAATGTAGCGTCAGCAATAGCAAACAGTTCTTGTGCTGATGTACCACCTGTCTCACCACGTTCACGAGAAGCTAAAGCAACAGCATATTGAATCACTGGTGCTGAAGGTACGTCAAGAACTGTAGCATCAGCAGTAAATGGTGCTGTTCTATCCACCATGTTAAAACGTAATGTATACACACCGTCAGGAATAGGGAATACATCTACAGTTAAATAACCGTTAGCATTAAAACCATTCCAAGCGTAGTAGTTAGGTGCGCCTTTAGGTGGTTCAGAGTTTAAGAAAACACTGTTCATATAAGAAGAAGTAGCTTGTCGCATAAAGAAGTTAGACGTATCGTTAATTACATCTAACGTCTTACTGGCTGTTCCTGTGCCATTTATATTATAACTAAATGTATTAGCTACTGTGTTGATAGTAAACGTGTTACGCAATGAAGACCAGTCCCACGAATCCTCTACGATACGTTTAGCATCATTAACAAAGTCACCTATAAGTTTAGTGTAACTATCAGCATTACCTACAGCAGTAGTTACTTCATTTTCTCTCAGTCTACGCAATACAGCATTTACTAATTGTAAGTAAGTCATTATCCATACCTTCTTAAGTTCATCATTGGACTAAGCATTTCTTGTGTAGACTTAATCTCTGTGTCAAATTTAAATAACTCTTTGTCAAATAGTCCTTCTACCTGTGAAGGTTTCCTAGCCCCCGACATCATGCCTCCTGTGCCACCTAGCGTACCCTCTAGTAAATCTCCTAGAGGACTATCTACAGTATCTATAATCTCATCTACTAAGTCTACTATAGGTTCTCCTACGGTTTCTACAGCTTCCTTTAAAGGAGTCGATAAGTCTTCTATTGGAGCAGTAACAGCTTCTACGCCTTCTTTAGCAGGTTGTAATAGTACGTCGTCTATTGTCCTACCTAACTCTCTAATGTCGCCTATAACACCTGTTTCAGGTAACTCAAACTCAGGCAAGTCTACACCTACAGCTTCTAAGGCTTCACCACCAAACTCTTTTAACAGGGCTTCTTTACCGCTACCACCCTCTAGCATTGTTTCTTGAACATTACCTAAACCTTCAGTAAATGTTTCAGCATCTAAACCAAACAAGTCAGCGTCAACACCTAAGTTAGCTAAAGTATCTTCAAGAAAGTCCCCACCAACAGCCCCTGTTAGTTCTCCTACAGCATAGGATTTAACTATGTCTCCTAAGTCACCACCCCGTGCCGCTGTGAGTAATGGAGCAAACTGTGGTGCGGCTAAACTAACAATAGGTGCAACAATAGCGTCAACAAAATTACTCGGGTCTGGTCTGACAAATACTTGACTGTATGTTCCTAATTCTGAATCAGGAGTAGAGCGATAATCTTGATTTCTTTTTAGTGACGAACCCCAGTCAATGTGCGCCCCAGTACCTGTGTTTAAATAAAAACCCTCACCTCGGAAGGAATCAGGTCTTTTAAAACCTTCCATGTCCTCATACTTTTGAACTATTGGAATACCTGCTTCATCTAAATAGTTTTGCATTACCTCTGATTGTGCTTCTACAGCTTGACGTAATGGGTTGTCTTCATTTATCCAGTATTGTTTTTTTGTTGGCATTGTCCCTCCCTTACCCATAGGAGTGTTAATCAACAAATCATACGTTTCTTCACTGGTAAAATCTAAAGGACCTTTTTCAATGTACGAGTTTATTTCCTGTAATTCTTTGTAGCCTTCAGGTAATATTCTTACTTTTGTTTGAGGACGACCCATAACACCCTCTGTTCTATACTGAGGGTTTTCTGCTAAATCATAGTCTTCTTCAGTCCACTCACTTGTAATAGCATCCGCTTCGTCTTGCAAAAACTGTACGTACGTTTGGTCAGCAAGTGCTTTAGCTTCTGCAAAAGTTTTAGGTTGCGACATTATCTATCCCTCTGTACTTTTTTAGTCTTCTCTACAGTTCTCATAGCACCTAAACCAAGCATACCCATTAGTACTGGCATCATAGTAGCCATGTCTAGTACAGGGATTTCAATGGTAGAATCGGCAAGAGCAAGCGCAAAATTTGCCATCGGGATAAGAATGTACTGACTCGCAAGTCCAATACAACAAGTCCAACCAACAGCAGGTCTCCAACCCGACACAAACAGGCTTCTGTGTGCCGCTTCTGTCTTATTAACTTCAAGTTGCGCTTTCGCAAGTTCCTGCGCGTGTTTTTCAGCCATTGTCGAAAGTTCAAAGGCGATAGCATTCTTCTTGTCTTTATCCTCTATGAATTTGTCAAGTAAACCTGAAACAGGTCCGATTAGTTGTTGTATCATAAATGCCTCACTTAAGGGGATTAGACAAGTAATCCATACCTTGCCATAAATCCTCTACCTCTTTAGTCAATGTCTTTATCTTACCATCAACATCGCCAATGTTTTCTATTATAATCTCAGCCTTAGCTACTGTACCTTTCATAGCCTCTATCTCATTAGCTAGCTTAGAAACGTCTGTATTGAGTTCTAACAGCTTTTCTTGCTGACTTAGTAGGGTATCTAACCTTGTGCCTAAAGTCCCTAGATTCTCACGTAAGGGGCTTATATCAGGTATCTTCTTAGACTCTAATGCTTCCAGTCTTGAGTACAAACTAGATGCAGTCCAGACAGTCCCGCCAATGCTAGTACCTATGGTCATCACAATGGCAATCCACACACCTTTGAATGACGTACCATTAATGTTTAGTTCTGACTTCTCTAGGCTCATAGTTCTACACAGTTAGTTTGATTCATAAAGCAATCATAACTCTGAGCCGTAGGACCAGTTAAATAATACTCCGACTCGCTACCTAAGGCTAGTACTTCAGCTTCAGACGCATATAAATCTAAACCGTAGTTTTGACCGTTAAGATAAACTGCTGTAAGGTTTCTAGTAGTGTTGTAACCCATAGCTACCCATTGAGCATTGGCATCATAAAAGATGTTAGTCTGCTCTGCTGTAGTGTTAGCGTTCTCTATGCCTTGCTCTAGGAACTCTACAGCTTCTTTGTTACCTGCTACCGCTAGGAATGCACTAGCGTTGTTAGCGTGTGTCTCAATGTCATCCATACTGGTGTTGTACGTATCTACTTCTTCCTGAGTGATTGTCAACACTTCTATGTTGTTCTCTACAAAAGTTTGTACCTCAGCTTCCTCTTGAGGACTAGCGGCTGACTCTGCTACTTCTGCTACTTCCTGTACAGCAATCATGTCAACTACTACTTCAGTGAATACACCAATGGCTTCATCCATCATGTCCAACTCAGTGTATGCTTTTTCCTCAAGTACAGTCTGTAAGTCACCGAAGGCTTTGTAGTTAGACATACCAGACAATGCGTTGTTGTACGCCTGTAGTTGTTCTGCACTGATGTGCGCTGTGCTTGACAACGTACCATCTGACAAACCTGAGCCTGTATAAGAGTACTCTTGTGCCGCACCCACAAGTTTAATACCTCTGTCTATCTGGTCAACAATAGCGTTGGAGGTGTCGATTAGGTTGTCTAACTCACTGCTGTGTGCTACGACGGAACTTAGCACTAACAGAGATAATATCATCTTCTTCATCTGTGTCCTCTCCTCCAATGTTTAGTATAGTGTTGTACCATTCGGTGTTGTCTGTGTAGTCAGGTATATATACTTCTGGTTGTCTCTTCATTATTAATACTGCACGTTTACCAACAACTAACTTACCGTTACTCAATATGGGGCAAGGTGTCCCTGACAAGAACATACTCTTCCATACTTCTACTGCTTCACACATACGGGCTACTGCGGCTACCTTCATTCCTAAGTCCGACAATAACTTAGCATCTCTCCTACGGTCACAGTTAGGGTCTACTTCGTAACTGCCGTTTGATATACCTACACCTACTGTCTGTAAAGAACTACCTGAACCCTTAAGGCAAGTGTCCATACCGTTTGACATATAGCTAGGACTAATGGCAGAACCTACTGGTATCTCGCTACTGCTTCCTGCTCCGTTGTATGTATTACTTGTTGATGTGTCCGTTGTGTTGTTATTACTATTTGTTGTGCTGTTGTCCCCATGAAACGTATTCAGAGAACCTTCCTGTGCATTATCAGCTAGTGTAACCCAACTGAACAACATTAACAAACAAAATAGTCTCATTACTTACGTAAGTTCTGTACTGTAGGTGATTCCCAGATACGTAAACCCAACCATATAATAGTAAACAGACTGGCTACAGGCGGCAACCAAGCCGCTAAAGACATAATTCCTGTGGATGCCGCTAGTACGTCTACAGCTTCTTTTGTTTCATTAGTCATGGTTATGTCCTTATATTGCGGCTATAATGAAGGCTAGGAGTTCTGGATAACGAACACCTAGTCTAGTTTTTTCTACTGCACCTTCAGGAGCATCAGACTGTACTGGATATTGTTCACCATTATGCTCCCACCAAGTAGTGCTGATAAACATAGCATAGTCACCTGCGTCCAAACCTTCAGCAGTAAACGCATCCTGTAAGTCCTGAGCAATAATACCAAAGTGTGTCCTAGCGTCATCACCCTTAGAAGCTACAGCATCACGCCATTTAAACTTACGTAATAAACCTTTAGCGGCTACAGCTACTCTGGTTTCAGCGTCAGATAACTCAGCGATGTTTTGTTTTTCATTACGGTCAGACGTTTGGATAGTGCCGTTAGTTGCATATACATCATCAAAACGAACGGTAGAAGAACCTAAATCTATAGCATTATCCTTATTTAATCCTTTACCATCACAAGGTTTTATAGCAATAGTTCCAAAAACATATTCAAATCTTAAACCACCGCCACTAGTCCCTGAACTGCCTGATGATATAAAAACAGAAGAATAACTGTCTGTAGAAATACCTAGACGACCTATATTACTGTTGGTGTTTCTTTTAAAATCTACAAAAGTACCATCAGTTCCATTTGTTGATACTAACTGTAAAAGACTGTCATCCGTGCTAGATTTAGCCTTTTGAATAGTACCGTCAAAAGATAGGTCTACTACAGACGAGCCGCCTGAACCACCAACAAACATTTTCTTGTCAGCAATGTTTACAGCAAGTTCACCTTGAGCAAGACTGCTAGGAGTTCCTGACGTTGTTTTATTTTTTGTAATGATTGTAGCCATAGTGTTTACCTATTGTTTACCACGGTGTCCCTACTGTTACAGATGGACTAGCTTGTTCCGCTAGGTCTGCGTTTAGTGAAGCCTCAAGTGCTTCTGTGTCTAATGCTTCTTGTACCCATGCAACCACAGCGTCTTCAGTTAGGCTGTCATACGCTACATAGCCATCAGCGTCTGCGTCAGGAGTAAAGCCGACAGTGCCGTAAGAAGTAGCTACGTTTTCACCAGAGGCTTTGTTTACTTGCCAATGTGCTACGATAACGCCACCGTCTGTGTTGCTTTCTAAAGTTGATATTGAAAAGTTCATTGTTTGCTCCTTATGAGAATACAGCAGAACAAACTGCTTGTACGTTAGTAGGTTCAGAACTGTAGTCATCACCTGAGTTAATTACATGACGATGGTAACTGCTAGAGATTACTTCACCATCTTCTAATACTTTAGTAGCTGTACGTACTTGGACTACTGTAACGTCATTGTTACTTTCGTCTTTTGTAGTTACTACTTCTATTTTGTCTGCTGATACTTCTTTTGTTAAAGCCATTTGTTTCTTCCTTTTTGTCTGCCCCTAGCATCCACTAGGGGTATTGGTTAAGCTGTAAAGTATGTTAAGGTTGCTCTGAAATCAAAACCATTACTTATGTTTGAGCTTCCTAAATATTCTGTTTCATACGAACTGGATGTGTAGGGAAAACGAGCAAATGTTCCGCCTTGAGAAGGTATTAAATTCAAATTAGTTGTTGTAATCTGTACCTTACTAACAAAACCAACATGACCTACAGCTTCTAATCCTGTTGATGGTAATGTATCACCCACAGTAAAAGGTAGCCCCTCTAAGTACAACTGCCCTGTCGAAGAACCTAAAGTGCTAATTGTTCCTCTTATGTTAGAGGTAACCATACGACCTACTTTAGTGTATGTCCCGTGAACACTCCCAAGAACCATACCTGTGTTCTGTCCTGCAAATGTAAGTGAGGGGGTGAATGTGCCTTCCTCATAGTCATCTAACTTGTTGGCTGTACCTGTGCCGCCTAAGTGAACACCGCCAGATAGGTAGAGGTCTTTGAAGCGTCTTGTGCTATCTCCTAAGTTAATAGCGGCATCTCTAAGTGCATTAGAAGTTTGATTAAAAGGTAGAATACTGTCTCCACCTTCAGAAAACACCAATCCAACATCACCATGCCCTACAGTTAGTAATCCACTATAAGTACCAATAGACCCTACAGTTGTGCCGTCTTTGTCAAAATTTATAATACCCCCATCAGAACCTAAACGATTGAAGTTTGCAGTGTTACCACCGTAAGCCGCAAATATCTGACCTGTAGCTAATAAATTAATACCGCTGTTTGCAGTTCCTGAGTTATTGCTCACGTTTGCATCAGTAGTACCCACCAATACGTTGCCTGATGAGTCTATACGCATACGCTCAGAGCCACCTGCCTGAAAACTCATGCCATCGCCAACCGAACCTAAAGTAACCTTATAGTCTGCTGTCGTTGAAGCATCTTGGAACTCCATGTGCGACTTAGTAGTCCCAGAGCCACCCACAACTCGAACAGGTAAGTTATCACCAGAGCCACCTTGAACTGTTAGCTTTCTTGCAGGATTTGTGTCACCTATACCTACATTGCCATCAGAGGTAATACGCATACGTTCATCTACGCTAGACTGACCTGCTGTTCTTGTTAACAGTCTTATTTCACTAGGAACAGTGCCATCAGAACCCGCTACAATATCAGAAGTTTTTGTATAAGGACTACCTTGAGACTGGTAAGACTGTAAAATTAAACCTGAATTTGTAGCAGTATAAGTTTGATATGAACTTTGACCGCCTTTGTATATTTGTAATTTTCCTGTTGGGCTAGTAACGCCTATACCTACGTTGCCTGATGAGGCAACTCGCATAAACTCTGCGCCACCACCATGTAAGACTAAGTTGTTACCCTCTGCACCTATACCTACTGTTGTTATTGAGGCAGTGGTAGCATCAAGAAAGTGCATCCTAGACCCTGTTGTACTACTTCTTAAATATGCACCTCTAGCGTTAGACTGGCTAATATCTAAAGCCGTTGCAGGACTAGTAGTACCAATACCTAAAGACTCCGCAGACGCATCCCAGAAAAACTTAGGAGTTGTGCCTGTGTCCTCGTAGAAGCTGATGTCTCCGCTTCCTTTTATCTGAAGTGCTTTTTTCCCAGTACCAGCAGTTTTTACTTTAAAGTTTATTTCAGAATTATCATTATTCCAACTGTTAGCGATAGTTAGTGACGTATTGCCTGAAGAATCATAATTAAGCTCACCTCGATATGCGGCAGTGTTTCCTAAGTATGCGTATCCAGTCCCATCAACAGTAAGCCCATCCATCGTGGCTGTGCCAGTAACGTCTATACCTGTGGATGTTGTGGCTATCTTAGCTGAGTTATTGTGGTAAAGTGTTGCAGAACCATCTACGCTAAATAATGCTAAAGTTTCATTGTCATGTTTACGTATGCGTACTGCATTATCACTATTAAGACGTAACTCGCCTGTTCCGTCGTCACGAATGTAACTATTAGAACCATCATGGTAAATCTGTAGGTCATCACTAGCACCAAATGTAGCCTTAGCATTATCACCAAAGCTAATGTCGTGGCTGTTAGTCGCTAAGTCTTGAGAAAGGCTATAAGGAGCAGTTACGTTGTTGTAGTTAGTAGAGTATACCCATGATGAACCATTGTATACATACAGACCTACAGTGTTACTACCTGCACCTGTGTCATAGTAAAATGCACCTGTCTGTAAAGCATTACCCTGTACGTCAACAGTAGGGGGAGCATCTGCCGCACCTAAGTAAGTTGTGTAAAAATCATTCCAAGTGCTTGCGGCATTAGAAGAGTTGGTAGCTGATGTACTAGCTGAGGCGGCACTGGCTGATGCCTCAGATGCTTTAGTTACTGCTGTAGTAGCAGAACCACTGGCGGCTGAAGCACTAGAGGCGGCTTCTCCTGCCTTTGTAGTGGCTGTTGTAGCTGATGCACTAGCTTCACTAGCTTTTGTAGTGGCTGTGCTTGCGGATGTACCTGCTGTTGTAGCTGAACCTGCGGCTTGACTAGCTTTAGTTGTAGCCGTGGTTGCACTGTTGCTTGCCGCTGTAGCACTATTAGATGCTTCAGTAGCTTTAGTAGTTGCTGTGGTAGCTGAGTTACTAGCTGAAGTAGCACTAGCGGATGCGTTAGATGCACTACTAGCCGCGTTAGTAGCGTTAGTGTCAGCATTCTGTACGTCTGAAATATTGTCTGCAACGGTAGTTACTTTAGCCGCAATACCTGCAACAGTATCAACGTCTGAGTTAATACCTGCTACAGTTGTAACGTCACCGATGTTTCCTGCTACAGCACCGATGTCACTAGCGTCTGCAATAACAGTGTCCATCTTAGACTCAAGACCTGCTACTGTAGTTACGTTGCTAGAGATACCTGCTACTGTATTTACATTAGCTATGTTTGAGGATACTGTGCCAATGTCAGTACCATCTGCCGCAACTGTGTTGATGTTAGATGCGTTACCGTGGACTGCGTTGACGTTTGCAATGTTGTTGCCTACGTTGTTTACGTTAGCAATGTTTGTAGAGACCGTACCAATGTCCGAAGCATCTGCGGCTACGGTAGTTACGTCTGAAGATATACCCGCTACAGTAGTTACGTCTGTGTTAACTCCTGCAACTGTATTTACGTTAGCGATGTTATTATAAACACCGACAACTTGTGTATTTGAACCTGCAACGGTTTGTACCGCTGAACTGTTCGCTGTGTTAGAATGACCTAAAGCGGCATCTCTTGCGGCTTCTGCGGCAGTCTGTGCTGTTTCTGCTCCAGTCTTTGCTGTGGTAGCCTCTGTAGCTTTTGTACTAGCTGTGGTTGCTGAAGTACTTGCTTCTGATGCTTTAGTAGTTGCGGTAGTAGCTGATGTACTTGCTTCTGATGCTTTAGTAGTTGCTGTGGTAGCTGATGTGCTTGCTTCTCCCGCTTTAGTAGTAGCAATAGTTGCTTGAGCGGTTACGGCATCAACAATAGTGCTGTCCGATGAACTTCCTGAGCCACCTGTTCCTCTGAATATAGCCATGATGTTTCCTATTGTTGTTTAAAAAAAAGAAAGGAAAAAGGGACTCCCGAATGGAAGCCCCTTAGGTACTACTATTATGCGCCAACCATTAGGTTGAAAGCGGCATCTGGACGAAGAACCGCAGTGCCGTATAGAGTATCAGCAGTGTAAAGAGAACCTAAGAACTCTTGCTTGTACTGAGTCTGTGAACGAACACCTTGTTGCTCGGCAAGAACCATAGCATCTTTGTGGAATAACATAGCTTGCTTAAGGTCTACAGCACTTGCAGAGTTAGCCGCGGCTGTTTCAATAACAGGACAGTTAGAAGAAACAAAAACGTCAATACCATACAAGTTACCGATTTGACCATTGTTTACAACACGACCGTCTACGAAGTCACTTGAAGAATAACGAGTGATTCCCATGATTGCATTACGAACTGATGGTGGTACTACAAGACAACGATTGTCCATAGGTACGTCAGCATCATCCATTTTTTGAATTAAGTCACGGAAACCTTCATCAGTAAATACGTCAACAGCACCGTTAGCAGTGTCATCAGTATACTGAGTCAAGCCATTAGTTCCGTCAATGAAGTAAGAACCTGTACCTTCATAAGCGGCATTATTGTTACCGAAAGACTTACCTAGAGCAAACAAGTCAGTGTCCACTTGTTTAGCTAGAGCGTAACCTGCGTCACCAGTGTAGAACTGACGAAGAGATGCAAGTGCTTGTGCTTCAGTAATGTCTTCGATTAAACGTGAGTACTCGAAGTGCTTGTCGATTGTTACTTGTACTTCAGACTCAGTAGCGTTCTGAATAGTTACAGCAGTGTTTTCGGCTTTAGCGTTAGCTGTGCCACGAACAGGCTTAGGAATGTGAAGAGTGTCACCTTTCTTACCAGTCATTGCCATTTTCTTAACTAGTGGTGCTAGTACAAGGTTAGACTGATAAGCGGCAACGACTTCGTCACTCCAGATTTCTGGGATAAAAGTAGCCGCGCTAGTGTTGTCTACTGTGCCGCCTTGTGCGGGATATGTTGATGTAGCCATGATAATACTTCCTTAAATAATAATATTAGTGTTTAACCCTCCCTTCTTGATATGCTTGCATAATCTCATCTGACAATGCCATATATCTTTCTGGGTCGGTTCTCATAAGTTTAATAATGTCTGCGCGTCTATAGACCTTCTTAGCTGACTGTTCACCACTACCACGGGCATTACCTGTAGATGCGGCTTTAACAGTCTTCTTACGCTCTTGCTTCTCAGAGGCGGCAGTTTGACCGACTACCTGTTGACGTTCCTTCCATAAGGAAAAGAGTTCGTCAGCGGCATCATAATCATACTGTTGGTCTGCCTGTGCAAAGAGTTTTGTCCTAATCTTAGAACCCTTAATCCAATCAGCGAACTTCTCATCCTGCAAAATTCCCTGCATATCAGGGTGTTTGCTTTGCAACTGAGTCATTGCTGTTGTTTGTCGATACTGATTAGTTACTGCTTCAGCTTCTTTAATCTTAGGGTGATTATTAATCGCTCTTTCGACTGCCTTGTCGGGGTCTGAGAAAAAGTCTATTTCTTCGTCAGAGGTTGTTGCTTGTGTTTCTTGGTCGGTGAGTTGTGTCTGGATGTAGTCATCGACAACCTTTCTAAGTTCACCTACTTCAGAACTTTGCTTACCTAAGAGTTTTTCAGCCTCTTGGTGCATCCTTACTATTTCGGCTGTAGTCTTTCCTTGATACTTCTCAGGTACTTCTGTTTCGGTCTGTTCAGGAGTTTCCTCTACTTGAGGGTCTTGTTCAGTCTCTTCTAGGGTGTTAATGTCTTTCTCTTCTACGTCCTCTGGACGCTCATCTATTAGTGTTGCCATCATTAAACTCCGTGATTAATATCATTATGGAGGTGTATTAAATGTAAGGGTTCTATGGTCAGGAGTTGTCCTTACGGTTACAAAGTTACGCCATGTTTACGTTCATACTTAATCTGCTTCTCTCTATTCTTAGCCCACTTCCGTGTTTCCTTCCAAGAGTCTCCGCCACTGATTGTAACAGGTGTAACGATTTTTCTAGCTATTAAGTCGCAATCTGGACACTGTACTTCAGTTGTCTCTGAGTCTACAAACTTCTCATTGACATGTCCGTTGTCACATTTGAAGTCAAACATAAACCTCATTAGTCTACGTCTACTTCTACTTCGTCTTGTTGCTGTTCTTTAGCTGTTTCTATCTGTGCTTCTAGGTTCAGCATATTAGCCATGACTACAAGTTGTCCCTTACGAAAGTAAAGGTCTTTGTCATCTTTACAGGCTTCGACTGAATTGACATTATCAGCACTTCCTTTGATGTCTTCCATTAAGTTCTTCCAACCATCTGAACGGAACATCTCTTCAAAGGAACGATAATACTTTTCTAGTTCTCTATCACTCATTTACTGTTTCTCCTTTAAGGACAGCTTTAATTGTTAATTTATATAATATACTTAAGTATACTATAGGAATATTATAACATATTTTACTAAGAATGTCAAGAACTATTTTCTATGTCTTGCTGTTTTCTTAGCAATCTTCTTAGGTTGTTTACTAACTTGTTTACCTGCTTTGGTGTCAGCACGTTTCTTACGTGTCGTAGCGGCATATTCCTTCTTGGTCAAAGCCTGACGCGCCTTCTTGGGCAGATAGCGTTCACCTGTAGCTTTCTTACCCTGTGTGCTTGGTTTACCAGACTTAGTACCCCACTCTTCCTTAGTCCACTTCTTCAGGCTTTTCTGTGACTTCTTTAGTGGCATTACCTGTACCCTCCACCTTTAGCTTTGTACTCCTTAGCGAGCATCTGTGCCTTCCTAGCAGACCACTGTCCTGCCTTACCACCCTTAGAACCTGCCTTAATCTTATTAAACAAGTTCTTACGCATAGTAGGCTTGGTGTAGTTACCCGCCTTGTTTACTGTGGATTTCTTCTTAACTGGCATAATTACTTGCCTTTTTTCATTGGCTTCTTTTTAGGTTTAGCTGTAGTTTTCTTTTTAGGTGGTCTTCCTACTTTACTACCGTATGTACCTTTACCGTATGGCATAGTTATCTCCTCGTTACCATTTAGATTTATTTGCCCAGTAAGCCGCAGACATTTTACCTTTGGCTATATTCTTGGCGTGTCTTGCTTTAAAAGATTTACGTCTTGCTTTCTCAGATGCAGTCTTAGGATTCTTACCTGCACCTGAAACTCCCTGTTGTCCATAGCGTATAGTCTTAATCTTGTCACCTTCCTTTGCCACAACTACATGAGACTTAGTAGGATGACTAGGTGTACGCTTAGGTTTGTTATAACCAGAGACTCCTGCTCTAGCTAGTCTTGGGTCTCGTTTTTTTACTGGCATTCGGCTTTACCTCTTTAGTTTTCTTAAGGTCTTGGACCGCGACTTCCAATTCCTCCAACCTCTTCAGAGTTTTCGAGAAGGCTTGGTTGACTTCCTCCAGTGCTTTGTTGAACTGGTACTGTGTTATCATTAGGTTTTCCTTGTTCTTTGACAGCTACTTCACGTTCTTTTAGTAACTGCTCTGATATTTTAAGACGCTTCTGGAACTCTTTGTCATCAGCATCTCCTGTTTTAAGATTAGCCGTAACTGCTTTAATACGGTCAATCTCAAGTTCCTGTGGTACAACACTAGCCTCTGCCGCAAGTTTCTGCGCTCTAGCTTGTGACTCAGTGGCTTGACCCTGTAGAGCCGCAGTCTGTGACGCTTGGAATGCCAACTGTGCTTGTTGAGCCGCTTGTTGTGCTTGCTGTGCTTCTGGGTTAGGCTGATTAGCTTGTTGTAAAGCCATAACTAGTTCTTCACGGTTAGCTAGGTTCATGTTGTCTACGATTGACATAATCAACTGTGAGTACATTGGGCTGTCTGGCTTCATAGTCTGCAGTAACTGTACAAGCTGTGTAACCTCATACTCACGGGCAATGATACCTAGACTGCTAGAAGTGTGGAACTTGTAGTCCGCAACAGGGTAGTTCTCAGGGTTAAACTGCATATAACGATGTGCGGCTTTAGTTACGAATGGAATTAGGAATGACTCTTGGAAGTTAATCAATGTACGTTTATGACGCTTAATGATAGCACCGAGGCTCATAGAGATACCTGCGGCAGTAGCTTCACCGTTGATAGAACCAGAGATACCCGCAGAGTCAATAGCACCTGTAGCTGTCTGTACCATCTTCTGTAACTCAGCGGCTTGTCCGAAGGTTACTTGACTAACATTACCAAAGTTAAATGGCTGTATGACTTCACTAGGTGAACCATTTGTCAAGATAACTTTACCCGCACGTACCTCTGGTCTAGCACCTCTAGGCATACGTGTAGCGTCCATTGCAAGCATAGGGTGTATAGTCAATGCAAGAGCATCGATTCTAGCGCGTAGTTCTGCGTCTAACGCCTTTTGAGAGTTATACCCTTTCTCACATACTCCTCTGCCCCAGAAACGGCTAGGAACGACATCCCACGGGAAGGCAACGATAGGTCTGTCACCCATCATGTATGGATTAGACTCAGCTTTAAGTAAAGTACCGTCATTAGCAATAACAACGATAGCTTCTACGTAGTAGGAATCATCCTCTTCACTAGCGACTAGTTCCTCTACTTCACCTTCATCATCTTCTTTCTGTGCTTTCTCTAGGAGGTGACGAGGTACAAGACCGTAGTACTTAGTTAGACGTACTTTATCATCGTCATATACAGCTAAGTCTTTGTCTGGTTCAATGTCAAAGTCCGAAGCGGCTTCACCTACGAAGATGTTACGGTAGACACCCTGCTCCTGTAGTTGCTCTACGGAGTGCATAGAGACAAACTCATCTACTGCACAACCTAAGGCATCATCTACCGACGTAGCTAGTGGGTCAATAAGGAAGTTCTGTGGCATTACAGGGCGTAACTTAACACAGGTCTTATCTACAATGTTGACACCAACTGCTGTTAATTCACCACCCATTACGGGCTGTGTAGCAGGTTGAAACTCTTTCTCTTCCTCTAGGACTACTTCAGCAATACCTGTGCCGAATACAGCCGCGTTTATAAGGCACTCAGCTACGCTCTTACGGACTTTATTCTTTTTAAAGTCTTTGTATAGGGTTTCTCTTAAAAGGGCTATATCACGCTTCTCTTGGTCCGTAACGTCATCCTCAATGTCGAACCACTTACCACGACCAAATGTAGCTTCCTCTAGTTCCGCTACGGATGACTCAACTGCTTGTTGTAGAGCAGGGGATATAATCTTAGAGCGTTCAGACTCTCTGGTCTTGTCTTCCGCCGCCCATTGTCCACGCCATAGGCGATAGTACTCATCAAACTTCTGTGAGTAGTTAGACTCGTAGTGATTACGCCAACCTTCACATTTATCTATGACCCAGTTCTCAAGGTCTTGTTCCAGTGTAAATTCTTCTTTATCTTCTAATAACATATTAGTACCCTGCGTATGCGTCTAAGTATTCGTAATCTTCTTCTTCATAGTCCGATGTGTAGGCTATGTTAGCCAGTTGGTCTATGTAGGCGAGTGAGTCAATTAAATCATCATGTACGAGTTGATTAGGGAATTGGAATAGTTCATCAAGAAACTCTGTATTCCAGTTACCCTTGTTAAGTGTTATAGCACCGTGTTCAAACCTACCTTGTAAAGCCCAGACAATCCTGTCCGTTTTTTTCTTATTACCATGCGTAAGTTCATCTATACGGAAGAACCTATTATTCTTTTTCATTATGTCTGAGAGATACGGTAGGACAGCATTCTTCAATGCTCCTTTTTCAATTCCCACAGCAGTCGGTCTATAGTCACGGACAGCTTCAAAAATCTTACGCGCAGTCTCTTCAACACCCCACCGACCATGTATAATGTCAGCGACCCACCAACCTTCTTCATTTGCTTTAACAACCGAGATGGCAGTTTGGTCAAGTCGTTTAGTTTTAGTTGTGGCTTTAGCAACGTCAGCAAATCCTGCCAAGTCGACTGCAATATAGTATCCACCTGTTTCAGGTTCTTCCTCACTAAACTTGATGTAGTCTTCTTTAAAGAGTTCACTACCCTGCGCCTCAAATGATGCCATGAACTCCTGACGGAAACTAAATGCGGACATGGACTTCTTAGCCGCTTCAATCTCTTCAGGGTCTAGCAATGGATTATCATAGCTTGTAAAGTGATAACCTACAAAGGTTTCATCCTCTGCAACACAAGCGTATGTATATAAGTCATAGAAGTGATTACGACCCATTGGCGTACCAATGAACAGTGCTTCACCCTTTTGGTCAGCTAGTGCAGGTCTAAGGATTTGCTCCCAGACCTCTGGTTTCATATCAGCGTACTCATCCATAACTAGGAACTTAAGACTGACACCACGCATGGTTTCTGGTCTATCTGCCCCTTTAAGTGCTATGGTTGCACCATTGACTAGCTTTATTTGTAAGTTATTGACATGACTAGAGGCTATGACGGGGTTGCCTATCTCCATCAAGACTTGCCACATAATGTCCCTAGCCTGACCCTGTGTAGGGGCAACGTAAAAGACATGACCACGTTCAGTCTGTAAAGCCCTGATGATTAGCATCCAAGCGGCTAACCTTGACTTGCCTGTACGTCTACCTGCGGCTATGACCTTAAATCTAGTCTCATCTTCAAATACAGTTTGTTGCCACGGTAGTAGCGAAACATTAAGTTCCGTCACTTAGTAAGTCCACATTACAAAAGGGGTTGTATCGTCAGGACTGCGGATGTCAACATGGACAAAACTACGAGCAACTCCAATTCCCGTGAAACCCAGTTTGATAGCCTCCTCAACGATTTTAAAACGCTGTAAACCGTTGTTAACTTTAATGTCTGCGGCAATACCTTGTGCATGAGTTCCTGATTTAGTTTTTTTAGCTTCAATGGGGTGTGTTGCGTCTCTATATCCTGATGTGATTATGAATGGGAAACCACAGGCTTCTCTGAGTTCATCTAACTTATCAATCAACTCAGAACTTATTTCATTCTTACCTGTGTACTGACAGGCAAACTCTTTACGATTAAAATACTTAGCCATTACTCTATGATTTCCCCATCGTCAATGACACTACCTTCGTTTGACACCACCGTGGTCTCTGCTCCACCAACTCCAGTAATGTTTATCTGTATTGCTGACTTACCTGCACCCTTAACGACATCATTCTCAAATACCGCTGTAGGTAATATCCTATCCATGACTAACTTCCACGCGGCGGCTTGATTCTTATGGTCATCGTTAAGTGCCGCATCGAATATTGATTCTAATACTTTACGAGACTTAGGAGATGACAACATCCTACCTTTGTACTCGTTGATGATAGCGGCATCACCCTTCGGGCGACCCCTTGACAAACCAGTCTGACCTTTCTTTCTTGACACCATCTCTGACTTCGGTGGTCTGCCCCTTCTCCTTTTCGGAGTAGCTTTATCATTGTCCAATGGACTCTCCTTAAGTTATCTTAAGAATACTTAGGAACGCTTTAGTATTTAACTTTAAAGTATAATCATTAAAGTATAATAACTAAGACTACTTAAGTATACTTAAGGCTTTAAATTACTCTATATTATAAATATATTATACCATACTTTAGATTAAATGTCAAGGTATTTCTTTAGTTTATTTAGACCCGCGATTGGAGCATTAGTTCCCGACTTAAGTGACCTTTTTTATTATATTGGTCATACATATCCCCGCCATTAGAATACTTAAGGAAAACAAACACTTAGGGTATGACTTTTGGTTATGACCTTTTATTGAATATTGGCTTTTTTTGTATACGAGCGGGTACCGTAACAATCTCACGCCACCCACGCACCCCCCGCCCCCTGTTATCCACAGGCTTTCCACAAGTTATCCACAGGCACAGGAGTTATCCACAGGTAATCCACAGTGACCAGGATACTCAAGGCGGTCACAAGGAATACTTGAGGGTGAAGTGTGAGTATGCTAGGGGATACCTATAGACATACCCAAGAATAAACACTTGACAACCTCAACCAGTTATGTTATACGCACGCACGCGCCTGTATATAAAGGTTGTAATATAGTATGACCACAATTAGTTTATTGGTCACTCTTTAGGTGTTGACAATATAATGCTATTGACTATAATGAACCCAACAGCGCAAAGAACAGCGCATTAACTAAAACGCACCAAAATGAGGCAAGACTATGACTAAGACAGACATTTATAACCAATTGAAACAAGCCGAATACAAGCTAGACATTGAGGCAACACAGGCGTTAATCTGGGCGGAGCAGTCATACTACGTAGACGGGCATAACGACTGGACAGACAGAGCAGAGCGCAAACAAAGCGAGGCAATGGGAATGTTCAAGGCATTGAAGGAACTATTGCCAGATACATCAAAGCTAAAACTCAACGAGGAGTCAGTCAAATTAATGTGGGAATATATGAACATTAGACAGGAACTTAAAGAAATCAAAGAGAACTTACAGAAAGAGGCGGCTTAACTGAGTAAATATATCGAGCCTATTGACTAAATCAGTAGGCTCCATTATATTTATTTAAACATTAACCAAAAAGGTGATTATATTATGAAACTATTATCTAGAGACAGTAATACAAAACTAATTAAGACAGCTAAGGGTGAAAGCGAACCAGTAGTCTTAGCAGGGTTATCACTAATGCCAACAATTGAATTGTGTCCTAGTGCTATGAATGCCGACTGTTTTAACGATTGTCTTAAGTCTAGCGGACTGGCTCAAGTTTACACTTCAGTTAATAAGGCGCGTCAGGCTAAGACTGAATATTATATGAATGATAGGGAGGGATTTCTTAAGGACTTAAGGCGTGAATTAACTAATCTAGTTAAATACGCTGATAAGCATGGTAAAAAAGCTATTGTGCGCTTGAATGTATTGTCCGATATAGCATGGGAAAAGCACAATATCCCACAGGATTTCCCATCGATATATTTCTATGATTACACTAAGCGCGCCAATAGACTAGGCAAAACGCCATCAAACTATGATTTAATGTTCAGCTATTCAGCAACAAAAAAATATGCTAAACAGGTATCTATTGCGCTTAAGACTGATACGCCTATAACAGTAGTATTTAAAAATGGTTTACCTACTGAATATATGGGCAGAAAAGTAATAGATGGCGATAAAAGCGATATTGCTAACATTAGCGCACGTGGTAAAATCGTAGGTTTACGGGTTAAGGGTAATGATGCTAAGAAAAGTAATTCGCCTTTCATAGTGGATAGCAATATAATTCAAACAATAGAGGTATAACAAAATGCAAGCTATAGCACATTTTCAAAAAACTAATTATTCGCCAGTGGTTGAGTCTTTAAACGTATCGGGTAATAACTATCAACGCATACAATCCATTGTTGAACAATATGCAAGCCGTATGGGTTATAAATTCAGCTATACGCATTATAGCAGTGAGTTTAAACCCGAATATAAAAAGCTAATGAATAGGAAAGGAATTAGCTATATTAGGCAGTAAGCACCATAGAACGCCCTGTAATCCCTTGTAGGGCGTTTTCTAGTGTTTATTAGTAGGATAGTATAGGTTAGCCAGTAAATGGCTTAGAACGGCTTAGAATTAATTTAAAATAAAATGGAATAAAATTCCGTTTCAATTGTTTACTAGGTACAAACAACAAATTAATGGTGATTAACAGTGAATATTAAAACAGTGCAAAAGTGGTTAGGTAAGCGTAGACTGGATAAGGTAGAGAATATATTTGTCTCTGAGTGGGTTGATGGCATAGGGATTGAGATATTTCTCAAAGATGGCTATATAGTCGGGAGCGGTCATTATACGACTACCATTGACTATATCAAACAAGATGATGAAACTTGGCAGGATATTAAAAGTAATATATTATATCAATTTAACTTGATAGAAGAGGTGTAAAAATGAATTATACAAGCGAAAGGTATTTAGCCCTTAAGAGGTTCGAAAGGGAGCAGAAGCGCGATAAAATACGTGCGGTGTTGTTTAATCTAACTATTGGCGGTTATGTGGTATTATTAGCCGTTCAAGCAATGAGGGCTTTATAATGAGCGTTTATCTGGCGGTATTGATTCCATTCGCTATTGTAGGCTTTATATGCTTACCATTAGCGTTATATATGGCAAATAAAACAGAATACAAACAGAGAGGTAAATAATGTTATATACAATATGGGTAGGAGGTGTAGAGGTAACAGCGCATCTAACGAATAGAGAAGAGGCGTACAGGATAGCCAGTAACTGGCGTAATGATGGCCATACTGATGTAGTAATAGAGAGGTATAAGCCCTATGCATAACGTTCTTAAACTATGGCGTATATGGGTCAAAGCACTGGGAGAGAAGTCGGGTGCTTCAGACCGCGAGGCTGATTACATTGCGATTGTTAGAAGTGTAATTGTAGGGTTGAATTTTGTGACCTGTTTGTTTATAATAGCGGGTGTTATTCATAATTGGTAAACAGAGAGAGGCAAAGACAATGACTAGACCACAGTTAAGCCATCATGCATGGCTTGAGGCTGAGAAGACTCAAGAAATACCAGTCCCGTTGATACAGTACGGAGACAAACAGGCGGTAGCTGATGAGTATCACATAGAAATATGGGGTGCTGATGATAATGGTGATAAGTATACGGCTAATCTAGCTATTATTGAGGACGGGAAAATAATTGACTATGTTTATGGGCATAGATATACTGCGGCTGATTTTATAGAGTGGACGCTTATACCTATGAAGTTAAGCGATTATTTAAGACGTTCAAGTTTTGGTAAACAGAGAGAGGTTTAAAAATGAGTAAAGACTATAGAGAACAACAGCAGTTAGAAGATATAGCCGACAAGGCGTACAATATGTACCAGTACTTTAAGGAGTTGACAAGCTATGAGAGAGGAGAGTACGATTGCATTCATGGTTATCCTGCCTTAGAGGCTGAAGATAACGATTATTACGATGGTTACGCTAAGGCTTACGAATACTTACAGGTAATGGGAGCGGACAAATGAGCAGAGAATATTGCAGGGTAGACGATGACCCTAGTTATGATTACAGTGATTACGAAGATAAAACAGGATACTATACACCATACGACAGCAGAGAGGTAGACTATGACCCTATAGAACAACCAGAGATGTATAAACGCTTAAAGGAAGTTAAAACTAGACTAGGAGTTAAACAAGATGATTAATACAGTTATATTCAATAAGTTATTTACAGTAGAGATTCGTAATGGTGTAGGGATAGATTTGGAGTTTGTCGATAGTAGACCTGTATGGACGTATAACAGCGAAACAGAGGAGCATAGTACAATGCCCTTCGAGGGATTAGTTATCCTACTACCGTTCATTGTGGTGACGTATGGAAGACCCTACAAGGAGATTGAAGATGAGTAGATGCAAAGCCTGTGACGTTATATTGACTGAGGCAGAACTTAGGAAACGTGACAGAGTGACAGACGAACACCTTGATTTATGTTCGGTTTGTCATTCTGCATCAGACGAGGCAATAGAGGAGAACTGGTCAATAGCTGAGGACAATGGTATAATTAGGAGTAATAACTAGTTTTACTACATTACCAGTACCTAATTCAAATTAACAATATAGGAGTTGCAATCGGTAAACAAACATGATATACTATACCTATGTACTTTAGTTTTTAACATTAAAGATAAATTCTAAAGTATACTTAAGTAATCTTTTTTTAACTATACAGAAGGTAAATTACTATGGCAGTATTAGAAGGAAATGTAGCGTTCGCTAACCTTGACGAACACGAAGAATATCAGGGTCAATCAACTGGGAAATACTCATTGGTATTGTCGCTAGAACCTGCTGATGCAGATAAACTAGCCAATCAGGGTGTCAAACTACGCGAGTATGAGGGAACAGCACAGCGTAAGTTTAGCACTAAATATGATGTACCCATGTTTGATGCAGATGGTAATGAGTTTAGTGGTCGATTAACCAGAGGTTCTAAGGTACGTGTTAAGTACGCAGAAGGTAAACCTCACCCAGTACACGGAACGTCAACTTACTTGTCAGCCATTAAGGTGCTAGAACTAGCGGAAGCTACCGAGGGAGGCTCGGACTTCTAATGACTGACTCGCATTTTGTTAGACATGAGCCATGCCCATCGTGTGGCTCTAAGAACAATCTCGCGAGGTACTCCGATGGTCACGCCGTTTGTTTTACAGGCGGTTGTGACCACTACGAGAGAGGCAACGGTGAGGTTGTACAAAGCAAACCTAAAGCGAACAGGAAATTAGAGATGACAGGTGTTATAGCATCAATCCCCGACAGACGTATCACAGAGGCAACTTGTAAGAAGTTTGGTGTTACTGTTGAGTACGACACAGCAGGGACTATAAGCAAGCACCACTACCCATACTTTGACAAGGACACAGGCGCACAGATAGGTACTAAGTCTCGCATAGTAGATAACAAAGCATTCTATGCAAGCGGTACATTTGACAATGCAGGTCTGTTTGGTCAGCAAGCATTCAAAGGTGGTGGTAAATACATAACAGTAGTAGAGGGAGAAGCTGATGCCTTAGCGGTGTCGGAAATGTTTGACGGTAAGTGGGCAGTTGTGTCAATACGGTCAGGCGCATCAGGAGCAGTCAAGGACATCAAGCAGAACTTGGAGTGGCTTGAATCATTCGAGAACGTAGTCATTTGTTTCGACAGTGACAATGCGGGTCAGGAAGCATCTCGCGCGGTGTTAGATTTATTTACACCCAACAAAGCGAAGAACGTAAAGTTACCTGTCAAGGATGCGGGTGAAATGCTGAAGGAACGTAACGTACAAGGGTTTATAAAGGAGTGGTGGAATGCTAAAACTTATCGTCCTGATGGTATTATTGCAGGTAGTGATACTTGGGAGTCAATTGTTGCTCAGGAAGATATTAAGTCCATTCCGTATCCTTGGCAGTGTCTTAATGAGTTTACTTATGGCTTTAGGGAAAAGGAACTGGTTACGATTACCAGTGGCTCAGGTATGGGTAAGTCACAGATTGTCAGAGAGTTGGAACACTACTTACTAGGTGCGACTAACGACAACATTGGCATACTTGCGCTAGAGGAAGATATACCTAAGACTGCTCTAGGGATTATGAGCATTGAGGCTAACCAGACTCTACATCTGAGCCGAGAGTTTAGCAGGGAAGATAAAAAGGTATTCTGGGACAAGACATTAGGCACAGGACGTATCTATATGTTTGACCACTGGGGTTCTACCAATGAGGATAACCTACTAAGTCGTATTAGGTACATGGCTAAAGGTCTTGACTGTAAATGGATTATCCTAGACCACTTGAGTATTGTTGTTAGTGACCAAGAGAACGGTGACGAACGTAAAGCCATTGACAGCATCATGACCAAGCTGAGACAGTTGGTACAGGAAACAGGTGTTGGGTTGTTCTTGGTGTCACACTTACGCAGACCATCAGGGAAGGCACATGAGGACGGTGGACAGATTAGCTTGGCTGAGTTACGAGGTTCAGCGGCAATCGCACAGCTATCCGACATGGTGATTGGTTTGGAACGTGACCAACAGAACAAAGACCCACAGGTACGCAACACCACCACGGTCAGGGTACTCAAGAACCGTTATGCGGGACTTACAGGGGCGGCTTGCTACCTCTACTACGACAAAGATACTGGACGTATGATTGAAACTACGTGTCCAGTTAATGATGACAATCAGGAGTTCTAGTGAAGCAGATAGTATTTGATATAGAAGCTAACGGTCTACAGCCTACAAAGGTCTGGGTAATCGTTGCTTGTGACCTATCAAACCAAGAGATGACTGTATTCTCTGGCGATACGTTACAGGACTTCAATGCTTATATCAAAGATGCTGAGGTCATTGGTCACAACATCATTGGCTATGACGTACCAGTTCTTGAACGCTTACTAGGCACAGACTTTAGTAGTTGTAAGATTACAGATACATTAGTATTGTCAAGACTCACTGAACCATCGCGTGAAGGTGGTCATTCATTAGATAACTGGGGACAGCAGTTAGGTTTCCCTAAAGGAGAACACAGTGATTGGAATACATTTTCTCAGGATATGGTGGACTATTGCAAGCAAGATGTACTGGTTAATGTCAAAGTGTACAACGCGCTACGAAGTGTACTGGCAGGTTTTGGAAGCGAAAGCATTAGCCTTGAGCATCAAGTACAAAGCATTATCACAAAACAAACGGACAACGGTTGGTTACTAGACCAAGAACACGCTTTTGTTTTACTTGCTAAACTTAAGGAAAAGAAGTACGACCTCGAAGATAAGGTACATGAAACATTTAAACCGTTACCTACATTCATTAAGGAGATAACACCTAAGTACAAGAAGGACGGTACGATGTCCGTGGTTGGTCTTAAGTTTCTAGGGGACAGTTGGTCAGACTATATAGCACCATTTAGTCGTGTTGATTACCCAGAGTTTAACTTAGGTTCAAGACAGCAGATAGGTAGATACTTACAATACTTTGGTTGGAAGCCTAAGAAGTTTACAGAGAAGGGTCAAGCCATTGTTGATGAAGCTATCTTATCTAAGGTAACTAATATACCAGAAGCTAATATGATTGCTGAGTACCTAATGGTTCAGAAGCGTATAGCACAGGTACAGTCATGGTTAGATGCTGTTGAGGACGATGGTCGTGTACATGGATATGTAAATTCTAACGGTGCAGTAACGGGACGTATGACACACTCTAGTCCTAACGTAGCACAAGTGCCTAGTTCAGGCGCACCATACGGAGCAGATTGTAGAGCCTGTTGGACATCACCTAAAGGCTACAAGATTGTTGGTATGGACGCATCAGGACTTGAGTTACGTATGCTTGCACATTATATGAACGATGAGGGATATACAAATGAAATACTCACTGGAGACATTCATACAGCAAACCAACTTGCTAGCGGTGTTGACACACGAAGTCAGGCAAAGACTTTCATATATGCGTTCTTGTATGGAGCAGGGGACGCAAAAATCGGAAGTATCGTTGGAGGAACTGCTGTTGATGGTAGAAGACTTAAGAAGAAGTTCCTCTCAAACACGCCATCTCTTAGAGACCTACGAGAAAGAGTTAGCGTGGCATCTGGAAGAGGTTATGTTCACGGATTGGACAGGCGCAGAGTCGCAGTACGCTCAGAACACGCGGCATTAAACACGCTGTTACAGTCAGCAGGTGCAATCGTTATGAAGAAGGCATTATGTTTACTGGACGAGTACGCTAAGGCTTGGAACTTAGATTATAAATTTATAGGAAATATACATGATGAAATTCAAACAGAAGTTAAAGAAAGTGAAGCAGATGTTTTCGGACGCTTGGCAGTGTCTTGTATCGAAGCCGCGGGCATTTATTATAAACTTAATTGTCCCCTCGCAGGTGAGTACCAAGTCGGAGACAACTGGTCGGAAACGCATTAGGAATTGTAATCACTGTGGCGTGGTGTTAGTAGAGGGAGACAACTGGGCGAAGAGTACCGTGGCTAAGAAGAACTATATATGTAAGAAGTGTAACTCAGCTAATACCAAGAGAAACCTCAAGAAGCGTAAAGGGAGAAACGCATGAAGCCGTGTAAAGCAGATAGGAAGAAGTTTGACTTAGACCTACAGTACGGAGAAGTCAGGGAGGACAAGGTAGCTGAGATGCTACAGGACAAGAAGATTGAGGTTAAATCAGAGAAGGACTTATGGCAGAAGACTGGTAACATCTGTATTGAGTATGAGTCATGGGGTAAGCCGTCAGGCATTGAGGCTACTGAGTCAGACTACTGGTTTCATAACCTCTGCATAGGTGACGATGAGTACTGTACATTAGTATTCAAGACTCCAGTACTGAAGAAGATTGTTAATAAGTTAGATACGTTCAGGAGTGTATCAGGAGGAGACCATAACGCTAGCCGTATGCACTTGGTCAACCTACGTAAGTTATTCTCAAGCGATGTCATTAAGGCATTCAAGGATATAGACGATGAGTAAAACAATACATACATTAGTAGATGATATATACCGATTGATGGAGACAAAAGAGGCAGAGGAATCTGTAGACGTAGAAGCTGAGATTGAACTGTTCGGTGAGAACATGAAGACTCTAATGCGTACCGAGTTCGGACGTAAGCGTACAACAGACAAACGAACATTGCGCCTGTCAAACATTGGTCGTGACGATAGGGTCTTATGGAATGTTGTTAACGGTACTGAGAAGGAAGAGATTAAACCTGCTACCTACATTAAGTTTATGTACGGTCACTTGATAGAAGAGATGCTGTTGTTTATGACACGTATGGCAGGACATGAAGTATCAGATGAACAACGTGTATGTGAAGTAGAGGGTATCAAGGGACACATGGACTGTAAGATTGACGGGCTTGTTGTGGACGTTAAGTCAGCCAGTTCCTTCGGGTTCAAGAAGTTCAAGGACGGTACACTGGCTATGGACGATGCCTTCGGTTACGTTGACCAGATTAAAGCCTACGCCCATGCCTGTGGTGAGACTGAGTTCGGTTGGTTAGCTATGGACAAAGCCAATGGTCATCTCGCGGTACTTAAGTACGACCTAGAGGATACCCAAGCCCCTATACACGAACACATCAAGGGAGACATTAGAGAGCGTATTAAGCACGTTAAGGAGATGGTTAAGGGAGATGAGCCTACTGAGTTATGTACCAAGACAGTACCAGATGGTAAGTCGGGTAACATGAAGCTAGGCATCAAGTGTTCCTACTGTCAGTACAAGAAGCATT